TTGCCCTATCAATACATTCCCACCCGAGTCTATGCGCAGGCGTTCGGTGTTGTTAGTACCAAACATAACTGGAGCATTTTCATAATTCCAAATTAAAGCTGTTCCGTCTGAATCAAGATTGCCTATTATAAGTCCATCTGCTGAACCTTGTCCTGTCGTATTATTTGTTATTTTTAAATAATTTGTTCCTGCTTTATGTAAATGCAAAGTTTCATCAGGACTCGTAGTACCTATTCCTACGTTGCCACTTGAGTCGATACGCATTCGTTCGGTGATATTTGTCATAAACTTAATACCCCCTGCTTGTGCATTCAAGAAAAGCCCATTACTTGAAGCAGTACCAGTAGAAATTGCACCTGCATCTTGCCAAGCACCCACCGTTGAATATGTTGAACTAAAAGCAGCTATGTCTATCCTTGCTGAATCGCTTTCTAAATACATCCTTGCATTGGCAGCATTACCTGCATTTGTATTTACAATTCTTATAGCATTATTGCCATCAATAGCTTTTTGGAGTTCCAATGTTTCTGAAGGACTCGTAGTACCTATTCCTACGTTGCCACTTGAGTCTATGGTCATTTTTGGAGAACCATCTAAAACAAATACTAAATCTGAATCTGCTTGTACGTTTCCTGCATCTACTTTAAACTGAACTTCACCAGTAGCTGTGCCTATTATTTCGTGATACAATCCTGAAACATCGCTATCTTCTAATCTTATAGCTGGGACAGAATCTTTAACGTGAATAATTCTTTGCGGACTCGTAGTCCCTATACCTAAACTCGCAGCACTCGCATCCCAGTAAAATGCTTCGTTGTTAGAAGTATCTCTAAAGGATACATCGCCTCCGCTTGTAATACGCATTCGTTCATCTCCTGAATGTGTACCAAATCTTATAATGTCAGCAACACCACCATCATCTCCATAAGTACCAATAAAAGTACCATTTGTAAAATGACCAATATGTAATCTTCCATCGCCTGCCGTTCCTGTTTCTATTGATATTTGATTAGTGTTTGAATCAATTTGTAGTTTTCCATTAGTAGGATTCGTAGTGCCTATTCCCACTCGATTGTCAGCACTATCAACGTATAAAGTGTTAGTGTCTACTGTAAGGTCGCCGACTATATTTAAACTATCACTTAAATCCCAACGTGAATCGCCGTAGGTATATAGAAATGACTGGTTTGTTGTCCCAGTTACTTCAACTTCAATCCCTGCATTTGTGGTGTTGTATTGGGTGTCCGCACTTGCGCGGTTCAACAATAAAATATTATCTTCAAACTGTACCGTTTCGGTGTTTAGCGTTACCGTAGTACCTTGTATAGTTAAATCACCCGTAACGATTAAACTTCCGTCAATAGTCCCCCCACTTGTTGTAAATACCGTTTTCCAACCACCGTCATAAAATTCAATCTTGCCAATAGTCGAATTATAACGCAATAAACCGTTTGTTGGGGTCGGGCGGTTTGCCGTAGTTCCAACGGGTAGGGCAACACCGTCGGTGCGACTTGAAACATCCAAAGAATAACTTGGTGCGCTTCCAATACCAAAAACCCCGTCCGTGTCTATATAAACGCCAAAGTCGTTGCCGTTACCATCCGATAGAAGTTTGGCGGTTGCACTTGCTTCGGTTGAATCGCTTGTTTTAATTAGCGATTTGTAGGTGTTTTTTATCTGTTTTCCCGTTAATGAAGTCCCCATTTATTTATTTTTTACAAATTTAATCATTTTCGTAGGTACGCAACGCATTGTCCAGCCGTAACCGTTATATTTGTGATATTACCGCGTATCGAATGAAAGTCTTTTAAAGTTAAGTCAGTTACCGTAGTGTCACCGCCTTCGGTTAAATTAGTGAAACTTAAAGTGGTGTTACCAAGTGATTCAATAAGCCCATAAATTTCACCTTCTGGCGATGTATTTGTACCACCTGAATCTAAATACCTAAAGCCGTAGTCGCCAAAAGTTAGACGATAAAACTTGTTTGCCGAATATAAATCCCTTGTTGCCATATCTATTTACCTTGTCCTTTATATTTTTTTTTGTACCCCGTTTGACCGATCGAAGCATTTTTTGAATGCACTCCCGGACGTTTGGTTGTACTTTTTTTTCTATAAGTGTTTACCGGTGCTTTTGCCATTGTTGGTTTATTTTGTTTTATCTTTTAGCTTTTCGTAGGTTCTTAAACCACCAAGGCCTAACATTCCCATCAAAACGGTAAACAAACTATTGGTGTCAAATTCGATCGGATTCATATCGGTGTAAGCCATCAAAAGCGGCATTGCAATATAATGAAAACCAAACGCAAAGGCGCAAATCCATCCAACCATTGGTCGCCATCCCGAAACAAATATTGATCGGTGTTGCGCTTCGACTTTGTTAATTTCCGATTGCAATTCAATAATCGTTTTAGGGTCAAGTTCTTTTCCCTTTATTGCTTCTCGGATTTCCCAAGCAAGTCCACCAATTGGCGATTTATCCTTTTTACCGCCCCCTAAAAGACCCAATAACAATTTAAGCATATAATTCGTAGTTTGTTTTTTTGCCTTTCTTAAAAGCCTTTAAAATGCGGTTACGGTTGCCATTTGGACTAACATAAGAAACGTGAACCCAATCGGGGTTTTCGTCATCGCCAAATTCCCAAATTAGTTGGTCGAAATTTAAGTTGTCTTTTATGTAGTTAAATAAATCCGCGTTGGTTTTTTCACCCAATGCGTCAATATCAATGGCTTGTCCTTTTGTGTGTTGGCTTGTTGGTTTTGACCCTATGGCTTCACAAAGTTCTGCGCTGCGGTAAAAACTATTGACCCGAATCGGTTCGCCCGCCCATTCGCGTAATGGCTCAAATATTTCTTTTGCCAATTTTTTCATCGCAACAATTTCTTGTTGTCCGGGTTCATTGGCGATTTCCTTTTTTTTAGCGGTTGCCGAATGGGTTGCTTCGGCCCAACTTATATGTTTGCTTATATACGCCATACTAATTGAATAAAACTACTAATCCGGTAAATACAATTAAAATAACAGCCAACAAAACAAATTTGTCAAACGGGTTGCCATTCCATTTTTTTATCGCCCAATTTTTTACAATGTTTAAATATTTCATATTATTTACGTTTTTTATTATCGTTTTCGCGTTGAATCCATTCCAAATCCTTCATAAAATCGCGCATTTCAAGTTTTATTTCTTGGAAATCCGATTCAAGTTTTCTTTGCGCGGGCCAAGTGTATTTTTGTTCGTTTTCTTTTAGTTTTTTAATAGCCGTATCGTTTGATTCAATTTTGGCGCTTAATGTATAATAAGAACCCACAATTGACGCAAACATAGCCAAGAAACTAATTATTTGCATAGGCGACACCGAAAAGTCCGCTTTGCCGTCGCCGTTAATATCTATTTTGCTCATTGTTTTGTATTGTTTTTTATATCTTTTAAATCTTTAAAAACCCTAATAACAAGGGTCACAATTGTAAGGACAAGCATAATTGTTTTTAGTATTGGATTTATTTGTTCTAAACTTGTAAAAAACAAACTAAAAATTGCTAATCCATAAGTTTTAAAATCGTCCATCGTTATATTTTTTGTACACGGTTTGATATTTCAATTATTGCTCTAAAATAGGTGTCAAATTCTTCGTAGTCTTCCAAATAACGCACACGATCCATTGTCGTTGTATAAACATTAAATCCTTCGGCCGATAAATCTTCGTTGGTTCTTGTTCGTATAATATCCAAAACTTGATCGACAACAAGATTTAATTGATATTCACCACCTTCGTCGCCCTGAAAAGAAGTAACGCATTCAATTTTTGTAATTAGTTCCGTTGTATAGCTTGTATTGTTTTGGTCAATTTCATTGCCTTCGTGGCTATAAATACGGATAAAAGGCGTCGATGCGTCCGAAGGTACACGATTGTAAATTGGAACGCTTGCGGCGTTTAAAGTGACGTTTCCATTTAGGGCGTCAATGTATTTTTTTCTTATATGGTGAAACGCTTCGCGCATTATATTATCTTTTTAAGTTTTGTGTCAATATTTTTTAAAAGAATTTTTAATTGTCGTCTTATGCTATTAAAAAAATAAGGTCGCGCCGGTAAATTTACCTTTTTGACTCCTTTGCCTTTAAATTGCATTGCATAGCTTTCCGGAATTCCCAATTGCTTTAATTGTTCTAAATCTACAAAACGACCAGTTCCAAATTCAACATATGGGGCATAGTGCTTACCGGCTTCAAAAACCACTTGTTTATTTTGGGCGCTTACGTCTATGCTTTTTTGTAGGTCACCTTCTTTAAATGGTACAATGGCCCGCATTTCCTTTTGGGTTTTATGTGCAAAGTCGCCAAGCATATCCGACAATTCCTGTTTGTCAAGATTTCGAAGTTGTTTCATTTTGTTTTGCAACTTCGCCAAATCCGCTTTGTTTATATATGCACCCCCCGCCATATTAATCCAATTTTAACGCTTCAATTTGTGTGAATTGATCCAATTGTGATTCAAATATTCCAGTCACACGGTATTCGCCGGTTTTACCTTCGATCGTTAACAAACGGTCAATTGAAATATATTCGTCCGCCGTCTTTTTACGCACAATAATTCTTATTTCCAATTGTCTTTGGCGTTTATACCCGTCAACTTCAACGTCGCCTTTCTTTTCAACTACCCGCCCCCATATTGTGGCCAAGGTTGATTTTATCGAAGTAGTCCCACCGTAACCGTCCGAAGTTTTGGTTAATTGTTTTATTGAAATGCGTTTGTTTAGGCGTCCGGAATCCATTATATAAACATATTTTTATAAGACGATAAAATTGTTTTTACGTTTGAAGGTACTTCGACAAAATTTACACCTTGCATAACGGAAAAATCCGCACGGTTGTCATAATACGTTGAAGTCAATTGTAAAATGGCCTGTATTAACAAACTGTCATTCATTCCGGCGGTTACATAGGTAACTTGTATTTCTTTTGCCGGTAATTGATTTAGTTCGATAATTTCATTATCAAGACCGCGACCGGTATAACTTGCCGTTGATCCTTCAACCGTTACGGTCGAAATAGATGCTACCGGCGCAAATGGTAAATTGATTCTTGTCGATGCAAATGGCAAATAATAAGTGCGGTTTTTTGCGACAATATCTTTTCCAATATAGTTTTCGCACCAAATACGCGCTTGGGTTATCATTCGCCCAATGATTGTATCGTCGTCCGAAGTGTCAATTCTTGCAAAATCTTTTACGTCTGAAGTAGTCACGATTTCGCTTCCGGTCGTTGAATTAATTTTAACTTGACTATGAAAATCATTCGGTGGTTCGCTATAATATAAACTTTGATAGTAGGCCATTATTTAGACTTTTTAGTTGTACGTTTTCTTGGCGCTTTTGCTTCTTTGGTTTCTTTAGCGGCCTTTTCTTCTTTGACCACCGGGGTTTCGTAAACAACGCCAATTCCCTTTTGTATATAATGACGACCAAGTTTATCGTCCAAATCGTGAATTTCGCCTTCTTTACGCCATCCGCCCTGACTAATAACGTCCTTTTTAATAAGTATTTTCATAGGATTGTATTTAGTACAAAGATAAAAAAAAGCGCCGTAATGATTTACGACGCCCCATCGAACATAAAACTATTGAATGAAAGTAACCTTTTACAGATCAAAAGCAAAGTTATTAAAAAAATCTTTATGTTTTCCTACCGGCGACAAACGCACCGATTGCATTTCGCCAATGTTTGGAAACACAAAAAAACCTTTGTAGTATTCAACCCACACGGCAAAGAAATCCACCTTGTCAATGCTATAATCACTTTTTGAATTTTGAAGGCGACAATGGACGGTTGTGTGGTGTTTGTCCGGTAATTTAGTCGTCGATTTTATTTGCACACGAATAAGACGATCGCCGGTGTCAACAATACAGTCATAAATTGAAGAATCCATTAATGGAAAAGAAACTTCGTGACCGTGGCGCATACATTCGACGGCAAACATATATTCAGCGACGCATCCGCGTTTGTTATTGTCCACGTTTAATTCAATTTGTTGCTTTTTTTAATTTGGTTCATATAAAGTTATAAAAAAAACGCCGAATAATTAAATCCGACGTTTTCTAACCAAGTGAATGAAAAAAAGCTATTTATTAGCTATCCGTTTTAGATAGTTGTCCCAATATACAATTTTTTTATAAGATTTGTCAATTCTTTTCATAGAATCTTCAAATGTGTCTTTGTTTTGTTTTTGTTTTTCCATTTTTAGTGATTTTTAGAACGGTAAATTAAAAGTGAAAATAATAACATTAATATCGCGTCTATATGCGCCTCAAATTTATAAACTAATCTAAACGCCCATAGTATAAATAAAACTACAAGAAACGCCCGGACAATGCCTTGTATTTGTTCTTTTTCCATTATGTCCAAGCTAAAATTGAAATTGTTGTTGCGATTGCCAAGGCGACCAAAAAGGCCGCAACTTCTTTAAGTAGTGCTTTCATATTTTTACGGTTTTGTTTTTTAGTGATTTTCTTTACTATATAATGATTTTTCATAATGTTTGATTTAAAATACTGATTCGTTTTCGTATAAATTGTCTTCGATTTTATCGTGAATCCAATCGTTGTAAAATTCCATTGAAACTTCTTCGCCGTTTACCTCTACATAGTAAGGTTCAATTTCTAAATAAGAAGGCGTATCATAATCGCCACGATCATAATAAACTTTGTACTCAACTAAAATCGTGTAGTCGTTTCCTTTGAATGTGTAAGTGTTTGTTTCCATAATGTTTTGTTTTTAATCTAATAACATTTTTAATGCCTTTGGTCTATTGCCAACGATTTTTGCAATTTCATCGCGTGCGTCTAATGCGTGAGATGCTTCGCATTCAATAATTAATGATTTTGGGGAATTGTGAAAGTGTACTTTGAATTTCATAATGTTTTGTTTTTAATTATACCGCAATATATAAAAAATTATATATATACAACAAATTTTATATAAAATATTTTTTAAAATAAAAAAAGGGGTAACCGTAAGGCCCCCCCCTTTAATTACAAAACAACCGTTAGAATTAAGCGGTTTCAAGTGCAGCTTTCGCGGTGCTAAATGTACCTTGAACAATTGCATTTGGTGCGTAGTTTGTAAGCGCAACGCGTTCTTGAGCGCGTACAGTAACAAACCCGTCACGGAAGTTGGTGGAATCTTCGCGTGAAAATTCGATACCAAGACCGTCACGAATCCAAAGTTGTGTCGCCAATGACAAGTTTCCTACAAGGAATTTTCCGGCCGTTACGGCAGTTGAAAGTACAATTGGCACACCCATAATTGCGGGTTGAACACCTTGGATAATTTGGTTTCTAAGGTATTCGTTCGCAGTTGACTTCAACAATACGATTTTGTGGAAATCGGTTGGGTTCAAAAGGATTGTATCCGCTTGGTAGTTAGACAAATTAAGTTGATTCAAAGCAACAGTCAAAACGTCAAATTCATTTGCGCTTTCGATTGCTAATGCAAATGATCCCGCAGAAAATGCCGCACCGTCAGTAAATAAACCGTCAAGATTTGGCGAAGAACCGTCACCGTTAAGGATTTCGTTGTCTTCGGCTGAAAGTACTTTTCCGGGTACGCGTGCAGACAAATAAGAAGTAAGTTGTGGGGTATCCGCCAACATTTCTTCTGTCAAACGCATATAAGTACCGATTTTTTCAACATTTACGCTTGTTGCGGTAATGTCGAAATCACTTTGTCCAAGTGTTGAACCTTGGGCAGTTGCAGCCGCGTTGTCAGCATATCCGCTTTCTTTAGGGAAACGAATAGTTTGCGCGTCAGTTGAACCGATAGGCAATAAAGTACGAATGTGAGTACTTCTTGAAGGGTCAAACTTAATGTTTGGAACCACAGTTTCACCGGCAACAACACCCGTGTAATCCGCGGCCATTGTCATATCCGCTTTTACTTCAAAACGTGCGGCGTTGCTATTTCCTTTAAGCATTGCATCAATAGAACCGTTTTTCAATGATTCTTCGATTGCGGCTTTAAAAGATTTTGTAGTTGCGCCACTAAATGTTTTTTTAGACTCCATTTCGATCGCGTCCATTCTTTTTGTAGCCGCTTCGAATTTTTCGTTGTAAGAATTAGTCAAGTTGGAAATTTCGCTTTTCAAAGACGCTTCGATTTCGCCGTTGGCGTTATCTTTAGCCGCGTGAAACGCTTTTTCAATCTTTGAATCTACAAGATCACCAATTTGATCCAATTGTTTTTTTAGATTTTCGTCCATTTCTTTATTTTTTTAGAACGTTAAACAAATATTGATAGATTTCTGAATTGTCAGCTTTTACGACTTGCGGCTTCGTGACTTCAATATCGTTCGGCGAAGTGCTTAATTGTGCAAAAATTGACTTTAGTTTTAAAATTTCAGCTTCCAAGGCATAACCAAGGTCATCCGAAATTTCGCCTTTGCGAATTAGTTTCGCAATATTGTCAAACCTTTTTAAAAGTTTGGTTTGGTCAACGTTTCCTTTTACGTCCAAAATCATTGCTTGGTCGTTTGCCGCTAATGTAACGGCGGAAACTTCAAACAATTTAACTTCGGTAATATTTCGGATACCGTCAACCATTTCTTTTTGTAGTGGTAAAATTCCAACGCTATTTTCGGTAATGACCCCCGCCTTTATTAATTCAATGACGTCTTCACCTAAACGGGTCTTCGCAATTTGTGCTTCGAAAACCAATCCTTTGGCGTCTTCTTCTAAATGTACCATTTTTCCAAGTGGTTTGTCCATATCGTGTTGGTATAAATACTTCACACGGCGACCGTTTTCTTGGATAGTTTTAGAATAAGCGCCTTTTCGAATTATATCGTTATCGGAATCTTTATTGTCAAACACCGAAGCGTAGCCTTTCACAATTCCGGCTTTCTTGTCGGCGTCTATGACTTCGCCCATTGGCGATTGTTTATAGATAATTGTATTCATATTGCAAAGATATTAATTTTCAATTTGTTTAAATTTCATCGCCGTCAATCAATTCTTCAATAATTGCTTGCGTTGCCAGTCCAAAACCAATACCGGTCAAATCCGTAATGGCTTGGGCGTCGGGTTTACGTTCAAACGTCAAATAACAATTACAATTGATTCGATTCGATGCGCTTGACCTTGGATCGCCGGGCATACTTAAAGGTTCGCCGTCAACAACAAAATTTTCCTTAAATCCTACTTTTTGTGTGTGTGCGGAAATATGCCAATCGCGTGAATTTCTAAAATTGCAATTCCAAACTTTATTTGTCCCGTCTTCACCAAAAAATGTTTTTGCACTTTGGGCGGTTCCTAAATTAGCGACATAATTCCCTTCGGTTTTAACTATTCGAAGCGCTTGCCATTCTGATAACGTCGCAAAACGCTTTTTTAAAATACGCGCCTTTACAACACTATTTTGGTTTGTAAATTCCGGGTCGGTCAATAGTTTCTTCAGGTTCTTTTGAAATTCGTTTTTTGCGGTTCCTTGGACAATTGGTGCAAGTGCAGCGCTTAATTTTGTCCCTTCGTTGGCAAATACTTCGTTCCAAATTTCTTCGTAGGCTTTTATGTTAGTGTTTTTTTGAATATACTTTTCGTAATTTTTAGAATACCAAATGGCGAATCTTGTCCCAATATTTTGGTAAATGCTTTTGTATTGTTCTTTTATTTCGCCTAATCTAAAAACGCCGTCTAAATTATCATATTGACCGCTTTGTAAATATTGATCGGTCGCTTTTTTATATTGACCTTCAAAATATTTTCGAAGTTTTAGCGTTTCTAAATTTACCGCAATTGATAATTGGCGCAAATAATCCTTTTCATATTTCGCAACCGACTTTTGTTCTCGGCGGTCATATATGTCATAACAAACCGCAACGCGTTGTTCTACGTCGTCAAAGTCCCGAACAATTTCCGGGTCAATGACACACCGTTGAATAAAGTTGTCTTCTTCTTCGTTACGATAAGGCTTTGGTAACGGCATACCTATTTATTTTTTTTGGCAACGCAATACCTACTCATTTTCCGATATACGCTTGGCCCATTCGACCATTGCAGACCCCCCCCATAGGTTATAAGCAACATATCCGCGATCCTTCCACGGTTCGTCTTTGTATTGCGGGTCAATTTGTGCATTGTCTTTGTGGCGGCTTAAAAAACTATGTACGCGCTTTACGGTTGACAATGACAAGGCTTCGCGTTTTGCCAATTGATTTGCGCGTGTCCAACCAACTTCGGTTCCGCCTTTTACAACATCACGGCCGTATTTTTCGCGCCATTCCAACATTCTTTTTGCGTTGTTGGTTGCGCCTTGTGGGTAATTGTCAAAACTTTCTTCTTTTTGAATCGGTTCGTTGTATTCTTCGGCTTCGTCGTCGTTTTGGTGTTCGGCGCTTTCTTGAATTTCACGGTCTTGATAATATTCGGCCAAACGATTTGCAAGTGCGGCTTCATATTCTTCGTGCGTTTCAAAAGGCATAAAAACCGTGTTTCCATTATGAAGGTGAACGTGATATTCACCGGTTCCACCCATTTCAATACATCTTTGACGTGCTTCGGCGATCGTCGTGTACATATTCAACATTCCGGCAACCAAACGCTTTTCAGTTGGTTCGTCGGCGGGAATCGTTGGAAGTTCAAAGTCGGGTAAATCAGTATTTTTTACCGGAAGCAAATTTGACGGTATATAATAGTCGTCCATTGCGGGCGTGTCTTCGTCTTTTCCGTAATTCATAGCTTGGCGCTTTTCGTTAGGCGTAAGCCACCAAGCGGCGGTCATTTGATTAACCACCTTTTCGGTTTCTTCTTGTAGTTCGGGAATTACCGACGTGTCGAAGTCAATAAATAAATTGTCACCAAATTTAGGCGCCAACCAACGGTTTAATTCGTCGCGGATTTTAAGAAGTTCAGGAATTACCGCGTTGGTGTACATCATTTTTCGCGCTTCTTTGACGTTGTTATATGTTGCGCTTTCGACGTTGTTTAATAAAACCGCCGGAATATTGTAAATATTACAAAGGTCTTTTATCGTGGTGTTATATTGTTCTATAAGCGACAAATCAGACGCGTTCAATCCGAAATTTACCCAAGATAGTTTTTTAGGTGTAATGATAACGTCACCGGCGTTGTTTGAACCTTGGTATTGTTGTTTAAATTTTTCTTTTAGTTGTCGCGCTTGTACTTCGTTAAGGTCGCCTTCTTCGGACATTAGCACACCACGGGCCGTTTGATTTTGTAAATATCTAACGCCGGTTGTAAGTGCTTCATTGTTTGCGTCCATTGATCGAAGTCCGGCTTTAAGCGGTGACATTCCGTACATTGATTGACCACTTCCATCGTAATCCGGATTAAAATCTTTGATATGACAAACATCGTCGGCTTCCATTCTATAAGTGCCATTGTATTCCATTGTATAGAAATTAACGGGGCGCATTAAACCGCCGGAATGTATTTCAATGGCTTGTGAAGGCAAAACATAAAGTTCACCGTATTTCGATGCGTTTGCACCCGTGTCGGGGCCAATTCCGTAGATATAACGGTTTCCCGTAAGTTTTCCGAATGCAATTAATTCGGTGATAAAAGACGCATAACTTTGGGCCGGATTTGGTCGTTCTAAAAGTTCGTGAAGTTCGGTATCTTGTAATTCAACAAGGGCATTTTTTAAACTTATTTGTGCTTTGTACTGACTATTTCCGTCAAATGATCCCGAAGTAAGTGCTTTATATCTTTTTAATTCGTTTGAATTTTGTACTTCATAAACTTGAAAAGGAACCGTTGAAGCGGCTTTTGTGATTAAATTAATAATCGCGTAAACCGTTGAATTGAATCTATACCCTTTATCAATGTAAGTATTATCATTTTCGGCGCTTGTCACTAAAGTTTCGCCAAGGAAATTGTATATCGCCCTATTGAAAGCGGCGTTGGTTTGTTGTGAATTTTTACCGACCAAACCTTTTAATCTATCGAAAAAAGATGCCATTAAGTTGAAAGTTTTTACAAAAATACTAATTATATAACAAAGAAATCCGCTCGCTTCGAATATTGCGAATAAACCGCATATCTTATCGCGTCCATCAAGTGGTTGTTTTTGTCAACCGGTTTATTTATGATTGTCCCGTCTTTTAATTCTTCCCAATAATATCCCGAATATTCTTTTTGCAAATTCAGCGATTCGCGACTAACATAAATTTCAAATTCTTTTAATAACGAAATCCCAGCGTTGACCGAACCTTGTCCTTTTGTCGCCGCTTTTATCAAAACGCTTTGTCGTCGTAATTCTTCGATTGATTTGGGTTCGCTACTATCCGCATAGGTCAAAACTTGACCATACCCCCCCGCCTTAAAGAAATGCGCCAAATCTTGGTTTGTCATTGCGGTTTTGTAAAGTATTTCGTGAACATAAATCTTGTCATTTTTACGAAAAACCAAAACACCCGCCGAAGGATCGTTTGAAAATCCAAAATCAAGTCCAATTACGGCTTCAGTTTGAATATCAAATTCGGGAAAATCTTTGTGGGGGATAAAATTCCAATTACTGAAAATTTGACGCTTTGAATAAAACGCACGTTGTCCTTCGCCATAAACACGGAAATAATCCGGGTCACGTTCGCGCATCCTTTCAATTTCAAATATCAATTCGGGCGACAAAAATTTATTGTCTTTGTAGGTTGTTATCCAAGTGTCGGAATCTTCGCGCGGAATAACTTCGTCGTAAATCCACGAATTGACATCTGACGGGTTGAAGTCCAAAATCATTTTATCGGTGCAACGCATATTGATTTGGCGAAAATCTTCAATATCTAATTCGTTGGCTTCGTTTAGAAATGCAATTGAACGCTTTCTTCCGCGTATTTTTTGGGGTTGATCGATCGAAATAAACGAAACGACGCTTTTGTTGTATTCAAACGTCGATTCGGCTTTGTTGTGGTTACCTTGCCAATAAATTCCCGTTGCTTCGGCGATTTGGAAAAAGTCGCGCATTACAGAACCTTTTAACGCCGGCAAAGTTTTTCGAACAATGTCAATTGATATTGGTTTGTCGGTTGTAGTAAGTAAATAACACAAATATTGACAAACGGCGTAGGTTTTTCCCGAGCGGGTTCCACCCTGCAAAACCGCATATCTTTTATCCGATTCTAAAAGGTCGTAAAATTGTTTGTTGCAAAATTGCTCTACTTCTTGTCTTCGGCCGGTTTCCATTTTATAACCGTTGATTTAATTCCGCCTTCGTGTTTGATTTCTTGGCGCGTTCCATTTAGTCGATGCGCTTCGTGTTCTTCACTAATCATTTTCATTGCCGCGATTTGCAAACTTGGGACTTCGGAATCAATCCATCCGGACAATAATTTGGTTTTCTTTGATACGCGTTTTTCTTCGACGGCCTTTTTAATAGGGTCGGATTCGTGTAATTTATGATTGTAAAAAGTTTCTTTTGAACAAGGCAAAAACGCCACAATATGTTCAATAAACATCAAATTGTGTTCTTCAATCGCCTTCAGCGCTTTTTTTTCAAGTTCTTTACTATCGTAGGCCATAGTTTTGTTTTTACAAATGGAATTACCAACGTAATGAAATACCAATTATCCCAACATAAATATCGACGGACTTCATTGAATCGTCTTCAAATGCGTCTAAATATTCAAAGCCAAAACAAAGTCCGATTAATGGATAAATTTGGATTTCCGTCACTTTTTATATTTTTTGTAAAGGTAAATATAAAATTCGTAAATCTTTTGTTGGTATTCATTCTTGGAATGTACCTTTCCGGTGGTTTGTGCGAAACCGTCGATTTCATAAACCAATATATACCCCCCCGGTCTTATTTTAGGATAAATCCGAATATTGTTGTTTGTACACCAAATAAACGCCTTGTAAAATTGTGGTAAAATATTGTAGTCCATTTTTAAAAAGGTATATGTTCAACGGTTTGTTTTATTGTTTGATTTTGGTTTATCGGAAAATAAGCGCCCCCCCTATTAAAGTCAGGTGCTATTGTAAAAACGCCTTGTTGACCGTTTTCTTTGCGTTTCACCTTTTGAACGTGTACTTCTACCGCGTCGGATTTAAAGGTCGTTTTTTCGTTTAGTTTTCTATATACTGTCAAACAGTTGTACGCCTTATTGAAGAAGTCCGAAGACCCGGAAATCGAATAAGGATCGGGGACTTTATAAATGCCGTTTTCCATTTCCATTTTTCTTGGGTGCGCTATTAAAAACAAATGCGTTCCGGTTTGTTGTACGAATTGCGTGATTTCAGAAAGTAAAGCGCCGACATAGGTGTAGTCACGTTGCGCCGAATGATCCAACATATTCCAAGGGTCAATACACAAAATATTTACGCCTTTTTGAAATACCAATTCCCGGAATTTTTGCAAAATGTTTTTTAGCGTTAGATTTTCCAAGTCAATCTTTACAAAATAAAAATGGTCTTCAATAAACGATTTCGAAGCATTTAATTTATCCGCGTCACAATTGGATTCGTTTAATTTGTTTGCGATTCGTTTTATATGGCCTTCGTAGGGGAATGATTCCGGTGCAAAATACGCCGTTCTAAAGTTATATTTTAGCGCCAAATTGCAAGCGACTTGATCGAACACGTCGGATTTACCGGCGTTTGGTATTCCGGTGACAACTGACCATTCGCCCATTGAAATGTTAATGTAATCGTCACCATTGCCAAGACCAATGGAATAATTTTTGACGCCCTTTTCGTTGAACAAAATAACATTGTCCCAAATGTCGTTGATATTGATAACACCTTCAAGTGGGAACGATTTGGCGTTTTTAAGCAATTTTCGAAGCACTTCGGGGCCTTTTTGTACTAATGCTTCATTTGCGTCTTTATAGCCGTTAAAATCGACGTAGGTGCAACGATATTTTCCAAGGCGTCTTGCAAGTTCATTCCGAAGGGCCAAACCGGCATCGTCGTTGTCGGTGCAAAGTATTATTTTCTTTTTTTCTTTAAAGTATTCGAAGCAATTGTCAAGATATTCAAGACGTTGGTTTCCTTTTGATGCGCCGTTAGGAACCGACACCACCGAATAAACCCCGGCTTCGTGTAAAGACAAAGCGTCCATTTCGCCTTCGACAATGTAGGCAATATCGGAATCTTTGATATTATCAACGCCGTAAAATATTAATTCGGCCCCCCCTACCATTTTAAAATTCTTTTCGCCGTCACGATATTTGACGTTTATTAGTTTTCCGTCGCGATAGTAGTTAAAATTTATGGCTTTTCGTCGTTTATCGACTTGCGGAAAATATTCGATTGATTCGCCAATTTTCCAGTTAGCCAAAGTCGCCTTTGATATTTTACGTTTTTCAAAATATGAAATTGTACGATCGGATAGTTCAACTTTTATTTCGGGCGGCTTTACAAATTCTTTTTTTTCCGATAGGTTAACGTTTCCCGACCAATTACAATGGTGGCAATTGTAAAGACCTTTTTCAAGATTTATAGAAAGTGATTTGTCACGTTTATTTTTACGCTGGTGACTACATTTTGGACAAGAAAGTTTTTGTTCAATAGCGTTGCCTTTTGGTATAATACCGACGGCGTGAAAATTTTCAATCATAGTTTATTGTTTTGTTCTTTAGTCAAAGTTCACATTTTTTAGATCATTTCCAAATTTTAAATCAAAAAAATCAATGTATTTTATCCCTTCTTTGTTTCTTCGGCGCAATTTTAATATGGTCAAGAATTGGTTTTTCCAAAATTCGTCTTTGCGCGCCTTTTGACAAAGCAAAAAAACCTTTCTTGGGTGGTATTTATCCAAACGCCATAAATCGTCGATTAAAGTCACCCATTTACGTTTTTCGTGGGTTGTTTTTGGTCTTGTTTCCGGTGGAAATAATTCCACAATGGCGAAATAACTTTTTTGAACAAGTGCGTGAAAATCCTTAAAAGATTTTTCGGTTTTTGGATTTTCAGGAACGGAATTTGGATTTTCAGGAATGTAATTTAATTTATTATTTATATTATTATTATTATATATATTATATATATTATTATCCGGGACATTTTTGTCCCCACCTATGGACAATTTTGTCCCTACCCCCCGGACAATTTTGTCCCCACCTACAAGGGTCAATTTTATAAGTCTTTGTTCAACTTCTTTGGTGTCTTTTTTATAGGTGTATTTGATTTCGATAAATCCAAGGGTTTCAAGTTGTTTTATCCAACGTGATATTGATTTATTTGACACGGCGTATAATTTGGCAAAATAAGCGTTGGACGCAAAACAATATCCCTTTTCGTTAGTTAGTGCGGTTATTTCCGCAAACAATAATTTTGCGTTTGGCGTAAGTTCTAAATGATAACGAACATTTGCCGGAAGAATTGCGTAATAGTTTTTTTGTTGTTTCATTTTTTTACAGACGATAATATTTCAAAACACAATTCTTCGGGGATTTTACTACGTTCATAGTTTCCTTTTAAGCCTTGGGTTCCGGTTTTACTTCCGCGTGGCGCTTCTTCGTGATGACATTTTAAGTTGCCATTAAAACATTTTTTTCGCGGTTTCCAACCGTATTCATTAAATAAATTTTGCAAGTTGTTTGTCCAAATATCCGTAGGTTTTGCACGGTGGTCGTTATACTGACAATACCAAACCGTCGCACGATCTAAACCGCGAACAACGTCTAATTTTCGCAATTTTCCGCGCGGATTTTCAATAAAATAAACAAGTTCGCCGTTTAATTTTAAAAAGTGTTTTATTATATTAATAGTTGCTTCAACGTATTTAACGCCAGTCATTGCGTTTTTTGATTTTGGCGTGTGATCTTTGTTCCAATGGGTTCCAATTGATGCAACAGAAAAATAAGTACAAGGTGGCGACGCCCAAATTATATCCGGAATAAAAGGCACATTTGAAACGTCAAAATTTAAAATATCAACAACGTAGTTAATGCCTTCAAAATTATTTACATCACTACTAAAAACATTGTAATTTAATTTTTCAGCAACCTTTCCAATTGACCTACTTCCGGCAAATAATTCCAAAACGTTCATCTTAAAAGTGTTTCATAAGAAAACCCCGACTTGTTGGTGGTAAGGGACACCGCAAAACCGGGGTTTCTACTAAAAACAAAACAATTCTTTTGTCGCCCTTACACAACATTTGCAAATATATGATTTTTAATTCTTTAGTCTTTAATTTTCTTCAATAATTTCTTTAATAATGTCACAAAACGTGCGAATATCCCCGAAAATACGCTGAAAGTCTTCAAGTGGTATTCGATCGTCTTCGTATAGCATAAACAAAACTTCCAAAAGCAAACTAAATTCTACTTCGGTAGCTTGTCCGATATATTCGTATTTATAATGATTTTCAAAAGTAGTATTGGACTTAAATTTTATATGTTGGTCGTTTTCGTTCCAAAAGACCATTTTGCGTTTAATTGTTGGTTTCATTTTTTAAGTGTTGGTCTATGATTTTTTTTGCATCGTCAAAGTTGTTGACCCAATATGCCCCCCAATTCGCATTTTCAAGCGTTTTAAGACACTTTTGTTGGTTCGGTGTAGGTTTATTATACCCGACCTTTAATTCAAGCGCTAAACCGGCCTTAAAATCGTTTTTATGGAAAATAAGAATATCAGGCACACCGGACACCCCTCCAAGGTATTTAAACTTATAACGTTCAAACGGCGTTCTTCGCCCTTCGTTTGGGACGTGAATCGCAAATACATCCGGGTATTGTGTTTGGATATAAGTCATTACGGCGTTTTGAAGTCTATCTTCTTTTGTTAAGTATTTGTCGAAGGGGTTTTTGTGCATATCGTAAAAGATAAGGGTGTATTTTTTTAGGTTGGTTTATTATTGTTTTTTTATAGGGGTTGTCTTTTAATTCTTTGACTAATTTATCGATATTTTCAAACTTGATGCGAAATTTTTCGTCGTATTGGCATAAAGTTATTGTTTGTGATGCGCCGTAAAGTATCGAAGAATGATCGCGTCCAACTAATTGACCGATTTCATTAAACGACGCCCTTGTATACTTTCTACATAGCGCCGAATAAATAAAACGCGCTTCTGCAATAGGTCGCAACCGTGTATTTTGACTTACTGAAAAACCAAAATAGGTTTCAACAATAATTTTAATTTGGTAAGGTTCAATTGTGTTTTTCATTTTATATTTTGTTTTGTTTTTAGAAGTTGTTTTTGTAGTTAGCACGTTCGACTTGCAACTTGTAAAATTCAAACGCACGAAAACCGGTAATATGCGAATCCGTAGGTACAAAATATTTCCAACCCTTTGACACCCCCCTATTTATGTAATAAAACAAAAAGGCGGCCAATTTACCCGTATCTTTTCTAAATATTACCGTGGCCGTGTGGTCACTTGTTGGAATTATTTCGCTAATAAAAAATTCTTCATTGTTAAAATTACCTTCACGATCCTTTTTTGAATACATAGAACAAACCTTTTTAGCGTAGTTGTCTAATTCAATGGCGACATTTTTATTCATATAGTTTTGTTTGATTTTTAGTTTTTTTTATTTATTAATTTTATAAAATTAACGCACCGTCTTCGGCGGTTTCATTTGTTTTGTAACCCAATGCTATATTTGTGTCAAGATAGGTTTTCCAATCTCCAAGTGCTAATTTATACCCCATACGACCTTGTTCTATTTGATCTTGATTTAGACCATATACCGCAATGTTGAAAGGGTATTTTGTGCGTATAGCAATAAACCTAAAGTTTAGTGGATCAATACCTAACACGTCAGAATAAAACGCCGCTTGTAAATGATAACCCCAAAAATAAACGTCTTTTCTAAACGCCTTTGGACTATTGTCTTGACAAGTTTTAATGTCTGAAATCCAATTTTGACTTTTACAGTCGGGGCGAACCCGAACGTCAACACCATCAAATTTTGTATAGTGTGAAACTTCAACTTCACCCACACAATATTTTTGAGCCAATTCGTTTTCGCGATAATTTTCGTAAATGGCATCAATAATATGTTTATCCAATAATATTTTATTTCCCGCCTTTTTTTGGTGTTCGGCCTTTAGTGCTTTTCCTTCTTTTGTTCGCCCGTCCCCAATATCCGGTAGTAAATAATATTTTTGTTCAAAAAGTTCCGGTTCTAAAATTAATTCGTGTATAGCCGTTCCAAGTTCTGTTGCCGCCGATCCTTTAAACTTTCGGGTCAAATAATTGGCAACCGATTCCTTCCAAATGTATTTCAGTCCCGAAGCGCTTATCGCTTTGCTTGAATGATATTCGGCGTTTGTGTCCCTTTTAATTATCATTTTAGTTGCTTGCTTTTAGTTGTTCAATTTCCTTTAAAATTTGCTTAAAGCGAATTTTTATAACATCATATTTTGTTCGCCATTTGTCTTCCTGGGTTTTATGCCAAAAAACATATGCTTCCAATTCGTGAATTGTACGGTCTTTTTGTCTTAATTCTTCGTTTAAGAAGTTGATGCGTTCAATCATAAAATTGGCATCTTGTTCGTGTGTGTCGTCGTAAATTGTTATCATAGCGGTAAATATAAAAGGGGGACAATAATGCCCCCCGGTGGTTGTTAAATTCTATTCTTTTTTGAAATACCATAGTTGTAAACTTCTAAAATCCCTTCGCGGGTATCTTTTTCATTTAGATACGCCCGAAGTTTCTTTTTATTTGCGTTGTGTATCAACCTTTTAATATCAAAGTTGTGCGCTATATATAAACCTTTTATTACGCGTACAAAACGGGCGTCAAACGCGCTATCAAACTCTTTTGACAACGTCAACATATCGGACAATATTTTATTGCCCAAATTATAATTGAATTTATATTTTCCGTTTTTTACGTCTTTTTGGGCGGTTTGTGTAGTGGTAAAACAATTTACAATTGTCGATAATGACGCCTTGTTAATCCATATATCTATTTGATCTGACAAGTCTTTATAGTCCTGCAAACCTTCAGTTTTCCAATAATGAATATAATCGGATATTTTCCAACCATATCGAACACTATTCATTGTGATAATATGTTCTTTTTTTAGGTTGTTGTTTATAATGTAAGGGACATCAATATTTAGATTCTTACAAACGGCGAATCTATGTTGTCCTTCCATTACTTCAAAATTTTTAGTAACTACAATCGGAATTAATAAACCGTCTTTTTTTACCGACTGAATCATTTTTTTGATTTTACCACGATTAAGGTCGCGGTTTGATTTTACTATTCGAAATTTTTTGTAATCTTTTGTAGTTCCGAATTTGAATTGATTTGTTAGTGTAAACATAGTTTTGAATTTATGGGCGACCCGAAAGCCGCCCGTGGTTATTAAAATGGTAAATCGTCTTCAACATCAACCGGTGTTTTTAAACTTGCGGTTTTTGTTGGTATTGAATCTTCGCGTTGAACATCAACGTTTGACCCATCCGTCCAAACAACTTTTCCGTTGCCTAAATACGTTTTGGGCGCCTTTGATTCGCGTTCTTCTTTGGTCTGCGAAATAAAGATTGAAACGTTGTTTCCAAATTGATCCACTTCGTTATTGACCGAAAATGTCAATGGTAGATACTTTCCTTTTTTACCGTCAATTAATTTTGATTTGTCGATTTTCGTCACATCAATTGACGCGCTTGCAAGTGTTGCCATAGTTTTAAATATTAAATTTTTGAATAATTTGTTCTTTGTACTTCGTATCTATTTCAAAGCGCCGAAGTACACTTTGCGCTTGTTCTTTAGTACCTTGTAAGGTTGCTTTAAGTTGTGATTCAGTTAATTTAGGAAGGTTTTGTTTAGCAATGGCCATTTCGACTTCGTCCGCCGAACCAATTGACGTGTCAATACCAATACCTAAAAATCCAAGTGCGCGACCAACGGCCGACGTTTCGCAATTTTCAATGTGACTTGTTTTATTGATATAAGACGAAGTTTGGTCTTCCATAGCCGTACCGGTTGACAAAATAGCGCCTTCCGGGTTCGTTATTGTTGCTTTCATAATAACAACCGAATAGTCGTCATTATGTGATATTATTTCGGTATTTACGCCGTAATTTTCAAATTGTGGGTTCGATCTAAAATGCTTAACCCGTTCATTGACTTCAATGTAGTCTTTGCCTTTGATTTTGGTTACTTTCATAGTTCTAAAATATTAATGTTGAATTTCGATTTAATTTTTTCCGCTTCGGCGATCGTGAACGTTTTTGGGTTGTTTAAACGACGGTCAAGCGTCATTTGGTGAACGCCCAAACATTCGTAAACATCTTTTTTCTTGATGCCTTTGTCAATTAGCGCTTTTTTAAATTTTTCTTTGAATTGCGTCATAGTCATATATAAAGGGGGCCGTGGCCCCCGGTTTTTATTATTTAAACAAAATACCCATAAGGATTAATTTATTAACGTTAAGGGATGCTTTTGTTGGATTTCCGTAGCTTCTACTGTAATAGGTAATTAAGTTTGCTCTTAAATTGATTTTTTGATTAATTGTTAATGTGTTCATAATGTTTCGTTTTTAATTATATCCCAAATATAACAAAAATTATATATACCAAACAAATATTATATAAAAAAAATTAAAAAAAAGTGAAAAAAAATTTTTACCGGGTGACATATATACACAAAAAACCCCCGTCAAACCGAAGTTATTGGGGGGTCAAGCAAACAAAAAAAGGATCGTTTGTTTACTCTACAATGACATTGTAAGTCGAACCAACGTCATCGTCTTGGTTTGGGACGTGCATTCTAATAGAATATTCGCTTGCCTTTACGTCGTATTTCATAGCGTCTAAATAACACGAAACCGGTTCTTGTAATAAGTCGGCGCCAAAATCAATCCAAAGTTTATTGTGCAAACTTAAATGTCCATCACGGCCACCGCGAAAAGTACCTTCGTATTTTGTCATATAATCACGCGAATCATTAATGATTTCTTGCGTTATAATTTGCTCAAGTGTTTTGTCCGCCGTATCCCTTTTGCGTCTAAAATAGCCGTTTATTTTACCAATAAAATAGTCGGTTGTTTGCGCTTCATTTGACAAAATGTTTTTTTCGGATTTATATTCGCCGGTATATGTGCGCCCATTATAGTCGTATTGTTTACGGCGCGATACAATAGTGTTTTCGACATCGTAATATTCGGAAATCCTAACGTTGTCAATAAATATGTTTTGGAATCCGCCGGTTGATACGTTAGTTGACCTCGGAAAACAAATAACAATTTGCGCGTAAAGTTGCTCAAGTGGAATGTCATCTTCTGCTTCGGTGGGTTGATAACCATCTATTGTGAAACTTGCCTTTCCCCAAGAATTTACGGTTTTAGTATTTATTTTGCCAATTACATCCCTTTCGTTGCTACTATAAGCAATAAATTCGTTGTTTTGAAAGTCGTACATATAGTCCGGCGTACCGGCCGCATACGTTTTTTGAATATAAAATTTAACCGGTATTAACCAATTTTCATTGCTTCCGGTAGTTTCAATATAATAGTCAAACTGTATTTGTAATTTTTGGCGAACCTTTACAATACATTGTTCGCGGTCGTTTGCTATCATTTGAACACCATCGACGTCGGTATTAATTACATTTGAACGCATATATTTATTGCCTGAAATGGCTTTTGCAACTTTATCGTCGTCACTTATAATTTCCACAACATTTCCGGTGATATATGAATTTCCTTCGCCTCCTGATACTATTGAAGTAGGATAACCCCAATGTCGATCGCCGTATAAAAAATGCGCGTTTTCGTTTATGAAATAATTTCCCGTTAAATCGGTAATAAATTCCACTTTTTTAAGTGGGCGATCAAAACTTTTAACAAGGTCTTTATTTAATGGCGTTAAATCTTTTGGACATTCATATAAAATATCTTCATTAATTGTTTCAATAAATACGCCTTCCGAATCATAGCGTTCGTACGTTATCGGTTCGCTGCCTTGTCTTAAATAGTCCGTTTGGTAGTTTCTTATTTGTCCCATTATCCTGCTTGTAAATTAGATGCTTGGTCAAACCTTAATGTTGTGAGCGCTGATAAACTTCCCGTTGGGTAAAATACCACCGTTCCAATCCTTGCGTTTGGCGTATTATTAGGGTCAACATAAACCCGTATTGTTGTTGTATCCGGCGCGCCAAATGTTGTATCTGCTTCAAACCAATCAAAAGTAGTTACAACCGTAAAAGCACCGTCAACACTTAATATCGTAATATCAAAATAACCGCCACCAGGACTAAAGTCAAAACGTGCGCTTGGACTTATACTTATTGAAGTTGCCGGGTTTGCGTAAATAGCCGCGCCGTTAATTGTAAGCGTTGCCGCTTGGTCTGTAATACCCAAAGTCCCCGTAATTGTAACGACCAAAGTTGTAGCGTTTGTTATTTGCGTTGTAATTTGCTGTCCTACGTCCGCAGAAGATAAAATTTGAATGTTACCCAAACCAGTCCATTCATATCCACTTGCCGCCGTATAGGTTATCGTCATTGAATACGGATTTCCAGTCCCCCCCGTTGCGCTTAAATCTCCGGGATTTAAAGAATAGGAAGCGTTTGAAACCGTTCCGGCCCTTGTGAATGTAGTCGTGAATTGTTGAACGTCTGAAGCACCCGCCAAAGTCAAAGTTTCCGATCCACCGCCACTTGGCAAATTGCCCGTAATGGTTACGCGTATAAAATCACCGACTAAAGCCGTTGCTATATTATAAGAACCCGTGTTTGACGATAAAACCGCACTTGTCAATTGTGATGCGCTTGTAAATTCGCCCGTAAGTGATACCACGTTAAAGACCATAGTAAAGGCGTCACCTACTTCACCGGCAACATAATCAATTGTGCCTTTTAATGGCGAAACATAAGCGCCCGTAACACTATTAACAACGTTTATGTTGAATGAATAATTTGTGTCACTTGTTTCCCCTTCCGGTGGATCCGGCGGTGGGTCTGGTCGCGTTTCCGTTACACTTAAAGTGAATGAATCCGAATCGGTGTCACCTTCGGCATCGTAAGCGACCACGCTATAAACATCGCCGTCATTTTCTATTTGAACAACGCCAATTGATAATTGTGGACTTGTTTGGGTTACCGTTGAAAAATCCGGCAACGTCCATTGATAGCTTACCGGTTGTGAACCGCTATTTTCTACCGTCAAGAAATACGAATTGTTTGTGTACATCGTAGCTTGACCTTGTATTTCAATAACGGGATTTGTGTAAACATCGCCTGGTTGTGGTTCTTGTGGGTCATCTGTATTGTCGTCACCACTTGGGCCAATGCCGTCAATAACGCCACCAACGTCAATTCGGTTGTCAATCAAACTTGAATTGTTTACAACGTACCAACGCCCATACGATTGAAATATACGCGAATTTGTTATCTGAAGTATTTGTTCTAATACATCCTTTGCAGTTCGCAAAGTCATATTTTTATTAAACAAACCGTATTCGTTGACTTCAATATCGTGAAAAATAGTTTCATCCGCCGGTGGACTTGTTGCTTTTCTAATTGTGTTTGCTATGTACAAGTCAAAATTGTGACCGGTTAATTTTAGTATTTCTTTTAGGTAGTAAAATAAGTTTTCGGTGTTTGAAGTGTCGCTTGTGTTTATAGGCGCATCAAAACCTTGTAGGGTTCCAAGTCCGTCGATCGCTTCAAGATTGACTTCATAGGGCGCCGTTATGACCGCTTCTTGATAACGGTCAACAACCAAAAAACCTTCCCAAATGGGTTGATAGTAAAATTCTTCACCAATTTCGGCGTTCCAAATTACGTCCATACCATCCCACGTTCCAACTTCGTCTTCCCAATTACCTCCGTAAGAATTGTAATATAGAATTTTGACTTTGTACTGGCGTTCGTCCGATTTATAAAATTCGTCGTATTGTACGGCGTCGGTGACGAAAAAGGACAATTTACAACGTGACCCAATAATAGGCGAATAAACATCATCGTCGGCGTCCCATTCTATTATTGCCGGACGGCCCGTTCCGATAATAGGTGAAGTTTCACCGGTGTAGTCCTTTTCTAAAATTTCGATTTTTAGCTTTCTTTTTACAACATCGCTAAAAAACAATTCG